AGGCTCTTCTTCAGGGCCGGGGAGCCTGATGTTAGACATCAAACCAGGTGTCATCGCCATTGAAACTACCCCTTGCTGGTATCCAGCGACTGCATCTCATCGACAAAACGCCGGATGCCCTCTTGGGCTGCGATTGTATCGGATTTCGCCATGATTTCATAGACGCGAACGTAGTCATATGGCTCAAGGCCCCAAACTTCGACCCTAAAATTGCCAATTCTGACCGGAGTAGACGGCTTGATAACATCCACAACTGCGTTCGCAAGCACCTGAACCATAGGTTTTCCTCTCTGAGAGACCGATTATTACAGGAAACATGTCAAATTGGATAGAGAGGCTGCCACTGATTGTTGCCCTTGAAGGCCAAGCTATCCTCAACACCCAGTTGGAACTCTTCGCCACGCATGATTGCGCCGGTATCGCGCAGATGGCGCATTGCCATGCTTACGGTATCAACCAAATCGTCGTGCTTTCCTTTGGGAAACTGCCCAACTTGAGTGATGACCATCTCTGCCCACTGCTTGATTGGCGCGTAGACTAACCCTTCGGCGAACAAATGCTGCACAGAATAAAGTCTGGACAATTTGTCTTGGCTTTTGGGATCAAACATGTGGACGCCAAACTTTTCGCCACCGTACATGCGTCGGATTTCCTGCGCTACAGAGTGGCCTGCGGCTTTGTTTTCAATCAGAAGCGTGTCCACTTTCATCTTACGGCAGGTGTCAGAGACCTTCAGCACCAAGTCATGAAGCTCAAAGCGTCCCTGCCAAGCATACATCATCATGACTTTAGGCGCAGTCTCGGTGTATTGGCGTTCGTATTCGACACGCTCACCGTGTCGGCTGCCTGCATGCATGGTTCCCTGCACTGAATTTTCGCTGGAAAACACGCCCCATACCGTCATGGCGGACGGATCGTTTTCAGTTTTGGATGTGTATGCGGTATCTAGCGTTGCTATGATCATGTCCATATTGGGGTAACTCTCGTGTTCCCACGGTTGCCACCAGTCGCGCTTGATAATACCGCCGCCTTTGGGTTCAGGACGCTGCTGAAGCTGCCCAGCGGCTGCCCATGGGCCAAGCTGCTTCTCAAGAATTTCAACTTCTCGTTCACCAAACCGATCTGGCCAAAGAAGCTCGCCCTCTTTGTCATCAAGGATAATTTGAGCTTCAGGACTGACTGCTAGGCGCTCCCCGCCAGCGCCGATGGCGACCAAAGGTTCTCCATCAGCATCCATGCCACGGGGGTCATGCCATCCTATCGATGTGTAGCTGTGCCGCTGCCACTCATACCGCATCGGCAAACATAGGTGTGTCCACTCCCCATGGTCTTTCGACATGATGTGTCCGGTAAGGTCTTCCTCAGAAAGCCTCTGCTGGATGACCACAAAGGCACCAGTTTTGGGATCGTTGAGACGGGTTGAAAGCGCAGAGTCCCACCACTCGATGGTGCTGGCAATTGTGGCTTCTGAAAATGCTTCCTGCGCTGCATTGGGGTCATCGACGACAATGATCGAGCCGCCCTCACCGGTAAGCGCCGATCCCACCGAGGTAGAAAGACGCGAGCCATTTTGGTCATTGTCAAAACGCCCTTTGGTGTTCTGGTCGGAAGTCAGCTTGAACCTGTCGCCCCACAGTTGCCGATACCAAGGGCTTTCAATGAGGCGGCGGCATTTTACCGAATCGCGCAGGGAAAGCTGCTGGGCATAGGACGCATGCAGGAACTGTACGCCTGGCCCACTGGTAGGGGACTTCCAAGGTTGCGCCCATGTCCACGCAGGAAACGCGCACGAGGTGATGGAAGATTTGCCCATACGAGGCGGGATGTTGATGATGAGGCGGCGGATGTCCCCATCCACAACGGCTTGAAGATGCTCTGCAATAGCCTCAATGGGCCAGCCTTCGGTGAACTCGGAGGCATCGATGTATTTCCACGCATATTTCAGGAACGTATAGAGGCTGTCCTCACAGTCTACTCGATCTAGCTCGAGTAGCTGGCGCTCAATGTCGATCTGCTGGCCATCAAGGTTGAGAGTGGTCATTCTACCTGTTCCAAATTGTTAAGACGGTCATGCATCTCTTTGTTTTCGCTTAACAATTGTTCAATAAGCCATGTGACGGCTTCCATTGCAGCCAGTTTTTTCTCATCAGTTTGGCCGTTTTCTTTTTCCAGAGCGCGCATAACAGGGAAAAGCTGAAGGTATACCCCAGCCAGTCCGTAGCGAGATTTAAGGTCGTAAAGGCCACTTGTCATAGGAGTGGGGCAATTCTGTAAAAATCCATTTCAGGATGCTGAACAAGCCACCCAGAGTACAAGGTGTCAAATCCGTAATGGTGGATCACCATGCCGGGGATCCATTTCCCTATCAATAGCCTAGCCTTCCAACGTCGCTTGGAGATATTTTTTTTACGCATGAGCAGCCCCCTGTCAAAAACAATATAGACCTACGCGCAAAATATGCTAGTATAATTTTGTACAAAATAGGGGGCTATGATGATTGCATCAAGACGAGGGTTTTTAACCGGATTAAGCAGTTTGGTTTTTGCGCCTGCTGTGGTGCGGGCAGACAGCTTGATGCAAGTCCGTTCCATTGTGAAGCCATACGCTACGGTGTGGGGCGTTGGCTGGGATTTGGAAATCATTGAGCATGTTGTTTGGACGCCTAAAGACGCGCTTATGTTTGCTCGACATTGGGATAGTGGGTTGGGCAAATTTCGTGAGGTAACAGATGTTGTTTATACCAAGCCCATACCGTTGCCGTATCCCACTCCCATTCAAATGCCGGATGGGTTGATACCCGCAAACCCTATGGACCGGTTTGCTGCGATGCAGCGTGGCAAATGGAAGATGGTGCCTGTCCCGTCGCCTGAGCATCCGCATGCTGTTAGGTACGAGCCGGTAACGGTGTTTGACGATCCTAAAAAAATGAAAGGCAAACACCCTCAAATTCGTAACTGGGCGCATGGCGACATACTAAAAAGTACATGGGAAGAAGCAGGCATTTGGGTCTAATGTTTCACGTGAAACATCGTAATGTGTTAGACCGTAACTGGTGGCTGGGAAGACCAGTGAGGCCCTGCTTGATCAGCAGTACCCAAGATGCTGGAGCCCTCGCCCAGCCCACCAAGGTATCCTGCCGATGTGTTCCCGTGTCGGTTACATCGAGAGATAGGCGCTCTGAAAAAGGGGCAACGGGATTCAAATGTTTCACGTGAAACACTCTAGGGGGATTAAATGGACTACGTAGAAAAACTTGAAAAGATGACTGTTGGCGATTTTATAGTGACGCTTGAAAGTTCTCCACGCCATGAGTTTGGGCCGCACAGCATTAACCGTCGCGTGTGTGGGTTTTTAAAAGGTACTTATGGCCAGGAAGCCAGCATGTGGGATGTAGTGGTTGATGGTCCACAAGAGTGGAAGTGTGCGCCCGGTTGCGGTCCTAAGATCCTTGAGGCTCTTGCCAAGGCGATCAACACGGAGCTTGGGGCTGCGGTTATAGAGGTAGCAGTCCCAGCCAAGGCAGTGAAGGACCAAGGTTACTTCTGGACTAAGGAGCGCCTGACGGAGGCTGCGGCTATGCTGGATAGGGGCATGACCAGAAGCGATGTTGGCAGGCACTTTGGCAAACACTCTGATGGGCTGAAGGCTGCGCTCAAGCGATATGGGATGTACAAGCCCAGGTTCAACGGCCAGTGGCATCCGATTGAGACGGCGCCCAAGGACGGGACGGTCATCATTGTTTATGAGCCTGGGTTTTACCAAACGGCGGCGTGGGAAGTTAATGAGTTTAAGTCTGGTTGGGCAAATGCGTCAGGTAGTTGGTTGGGAGATGTAACCCATTGGATGCCTCTGCCTCCCCCACCAAAGTGAAGTATCAGTGTTTCACGTGAAACATCTGGTGGGGACCCAGCATAGGGGCGGACCCAAAGGGGACCCGAGACGGGGGAGAGGGTAGTTACCCCTAGTTAGTTAAGTACCTAACTATGCTTGGGTAGATAGGGGACTCGCACTGTATAGAGAGCGGGACCCACAGGTCGGGGGGGGTGGCAAAGCTTGGCTTTATATAAACCCGGGATTTTGAGCATTTTATGCTGGTATGGCATGGATTTGGGGGATTGGAGGGGTTTTGAGAGGGGGGATTTGAGGCTCCAACCCCGGGGGGCCTTCTAATAGGGGCCTCTGGGTGGTGGTCGGGGTCAGGGACCCTCAAAGCCACGCTCCTGTCCCCCGCTTGACCAGAGCAATCGCCTGGCGATCAACCGTCGATGGTCTTGGCGTCTCGCGCTTGCGTGATCATCGCCCGCAAGGCCTCCCGCTGATTCCCATCCAAAGCCCTAGCGTCCAGCGTCAGGTTGTTAGTCACGTTGTGGACTGTTTGCGCCACGGGCTCTATTCGTTGCATGGCGTATTGGCGAGGATTCAGACGTTCCGCATACCATTTCAACGTGTCCACTAGCAGGCGCGTTGCCCCGACTCTCGCCTGATCAATCTCATCATCCAATAGCAAAGCCCTAGACTTTTCCAAGGCCTCGCCAAAGGCAGACTCCGCAAGCATGAGTCGCGCGCGCCCGAATAGGTTCCGCAATGACTCGCCTTCGCTACCCTCTCTCTCCATCCATTGATAAAATGTAGAAGGCGCGAGTCCCTCATTATCCAGCGCTTCCCTTGTCGTTTCCCATCCCGCCATTCGCTCGCACACTCTTACGAATATCTCTCTATCGTATGCCTTGCGCCTCTTAGGGCTATTCATCTCCCTTGCCTTTGCCTTAACGCTAGGCAAAGCTCCTTGCAATGTTTCCCGCAACTGTCCCATGCTATAGGCCTTGCGTTCCCTTTGCGCCTTTGGCTTCTCTTGCGCCTTGCTATCGTTCGCCATGCCTTGCCCCTATTGTTCCCTTGCCAGACAATGCGCCCGGCCTTTTCCCACAATAGCACAAGCGCGCTTTGCCCCCAATATCTCGCATAATCACTTGACAAAGAACGCAAAAAGACTCGAGTCGCGAACGACTCAAGCCTATTGCATTGGATAGGATTTGCTTGCTTTGATTAAGCTAAAAGACGGCGCCCGACTCCAGCGCTTCACACATTGCAGCTTGCGCTTGCCAATTCAGCTTTGCCCCATTTTTCAAAGCCCCATCAAAGATACAAGCAAACAATCTGCCTCGCTCATAATCCCATTGTGCGTTTGTATCCCATGGGAAGGCCTCATAATCCAAGGGCTTTCCCTTGCGCTTGTCATTAAAGCCCCGCACAAAATGCTTGCCCCTCATACAAGCCGAAAGCTTGCGCTTTTTCGTGACCGCTACTTGCCTAATCGCCATGTTATCGCCCCTTGCGCTTTGATACGTAAAATTGAAAACCGACTCGCCCTATGCGCAAAAACCAGATTCCGCCATGCTTTTTGATTGTCATATTCTCGACTCCATCATGGGAAGGAATGGGGCAAGCTTTAAACTTGCCCCGCTTATGTTAATCCAAACGCCCGCTTGCATATGACTCAAAGCCCGCTTCATTAATCAGGCGCGCCATTGCATTGGCATG